TATTAATTATATCATCGGGAGTTCCATCAACAGCATAACTGTAACCTTTAATCGGAACTATATGTAATGGTGTATCCCAGTCAAAATAAACAGTATTATCTGGCTGATATGTGCTATCAGATATTTCTGCTCCATTTTTTTCCTTATAAGCTTTTAAATTTAAAATTGAGAAGGCATCAGTATTCAAATAGCATTCTAAATAGAAATCAACTTCTGATAAGATTAAACCACCAGCGGTTTTGAACTCATAGTATATCCTCTTAACCCCATTTCCTGCTATAACATCCCACTCTTTCTCACCATCATCAATGTTTTCCCAAGAAGACCAAGTTCCACCTACTTCATTTTTAAATCTCCACTGATAATAGGACAATGTAGTAATAATATGAATTGTTTGAGTAGGGATGTAATATCCTTCTTGAACATAGATATCGCTTTTTGCAAATTTGCTTAGGTCAGTTGAATATCTAATATCGGTGTTTATATTTTTATATTCTGGCACTAAAAATCTAATATCTGTATTAATATGTGTAAAGGCATCGCCCCTAACATAAGCATCCGATAAGATAGTCTTATCTCTTTTGGCAGCGATGTGAGCATCTGAAATTATTGGTATAGCCAAGATGTCTGCTATTACAGCATCAGATTTTATAGACTTTACACCAGTCCCTGGTAAAATAATTTTAGCGTCTGACAAAATCGTTGCCTGCGTACCTACTGCCTTAATATTGGCATCGGAAAGTATAGTTTTATCCTCTGTGGACAAAATACTTGCATCTGATGAAACAGTTATATCATATTGGTCTGATACTATAGCATCCGATAAAATAGTCTTTTGCTCTGTTCCAGTTATACTTGCATCTGCTAAAATTGTTTTCTGGTCTGTTATCGCCTGTTGCATATAGGTTTTAAAGTACATATCATAGGGATTGACATGCCAAGATGTTTCCCCATCGGTGCTATAGACATAATTTCCTTCAGCATAGACATCAGTATTTTGATAAAAGAGAGCACAGCCACCATCAACAGAAGTCCTTCTGACTACTATGCTGTAATAATTATTAGCAACAATATTTTCTGCTGGCGTAGATAGGTTAATAACAAATTCTGCTCCAGCAATATCGGTAGCTAAATCTGAATTGCTAAAAGTTCCAGAACCCAATACTGTAGAATCTGGCTTAGTATGAGATTCGATAGTATTTCTTATTTCAACGATGAAATCCCCAGAGGAATAACCAGCCTTGTATCCCCATAGATTAACTTTTTTTAGAGTGCCACTGATTCCAGCTTGTAAGGTTTGGGCTACTCTGAAGTTGGATGTATTAATTATTTGAAATGAATTTTGCTGTGTTTGTTCTTGATCTAATGAAGGAACCAGTTCAACATAAGTTTTAAAATAAAGGTCTACTAATCTATCACTCCAACTTGCCCCCCCAGTTGAACTCCAATACCAAGTTCCATTAGCATAAAGATTAGACCCTGCTCCCCAAAGAACATAACGATTATTAAATAAGTCTCCACCATCATTTTTTTGTTTACATACAATAGCATAACTTGTTCCAGAAACTATACTGGTTGGTGAGGAAAAAACTACAGTTATCTCGCTTCCTGGATAAAGAGATATATTACTTGCTAAAATTTCTTCCGAAGCCAAAACATTTCCATCAGGTTTTCCACCACTTATTCCTTGTATTTCTACAACTAAATTGTTTGGAGAACCAAATTTATCTATCCATATATTTATTTGTGATAAATCTCCAGATAAACCAGCTTGAAAAGTTTGAGCATGATAATGAGTCAAAGCTATAGGAAAACCTGAATGACGGACAGTTTTATTTGTTTGTTGTTGGTCTAATATTGCCATTATATTTCCTTAAATAATTATATCTCCTGATTCATTAATTTGTATAACCTTCTTAAAATTTTTTCCTGTTTTATCATTATACTGATAGCCTAGGAAGTAAATTACATCTTGTCTTATTTCCTTTCCAGATTGGCTAATTTCCATTTTCCTACGCCTATAATAAATGAGCCTCTTCCTGTTTTTCTCATCAACATTAGACAATAGCTCAGGTTGAGGCATCTGGATATTATTTATATAAATTACGCCCAGTTTCAAATCTAAAGTAAGGCGTAAAGATTTCTCTGTATGAAAAAGTATAAATTTGACTAAATCGTTTTGCCTATCTAAAACCCCACGAAATAGATTCTCTTTACCATCTGTTTCAAATTGTTTCAACTGACTGCCATCGGAGAATTGAGCCAGCCAGTGAATTTTCAAAGGTATCGTGGACATTGTATTGTCTCCTTATTAAATTAAACTTCATCCCACTGAAATAATAATGTTTTCTGATTTACTGCTCCCGCTGGCGTAGATGCTGTGGTCTGTAGCTGTTGAACAATATATTCGGTATAATTATCTCCAGGTCCAGTGATAGTCAATGCTATACCATCGCTTGCATGAATAACTGTAGCACTTCCTTCGACTGTTCCTATTAAAGCACCACCAGTATCTGTAGCGACTGGAACAACCCAAGTATTAGTTACTCTAATCTTTATGGTTTCACCAGTCTTATAATTACCAGCGGATTTCCAATATTTCATATTGCTAATGGTTGTATATGTTCCACTGAATTTTACTCGCAGATACTTCTCATACGAGTTCTCATTAGCAGTAATCGGGTAACTTGAAACAGGTGATAACTCGTGGTCATCCGCATTACCGAAGTTTAAATTAGCAATATCATCAGTAACCGACTCACCAGCAACATCATTGGATTCCGAAAAAACAACTGTAGCTGCCATCTTTTACTCGCCTCCTCTCCATCCATTCAAAATAGGTCTCCCATAGAATTCCTTCCCTCTTGGACACTTGTATTTTTTTACATTTCCATACTTATATTTTCCATTAACTATCTCAATGCTTATTTCATAGGCTGTTACTGTATTTCCTTTGGAGCCTACTACAAAGACTTTCTCTATCTTGTTTGTTACTTTCAAATTGCCATAAATATCTATTGAGTATTCAGTAATAATAATGTACTCAGAAAAATCTTCTAAAACAATAGTTTCATTTGGTAGCAGATACTCTACTTTTGTAATTGCTTTCTTAGGCACAAATCGCCAATCCAAATTCTCTATGGGATTGTTATTCTCATAAACTGAATTATCTGAAAAATATACCTTGTAAGTCATTAGATCACCGCAAACCTTATTGTAATTACTGGTGTTTCAACAAAAGGAGTTGGAGATGCTGCTGAAATATCCCAGTGTAAATTAAAATAAAGATTACCTCCACCACCTGGTACAGCTCCTCCATTATTGAGACCTATAACATTTAGACCAGCAATCGGACTCCCAACCCAATTAGATCCTGGAGAACTAAAAGTGGTAGCTATCCCATTCAACATACTATTATCTGGATTACCACTTCCTAAGCAATTAAGATCTGCTAGTACATGGCTATTAGTATTCCAAGCTTCGAGAGTCGGTTCGGTAGCTGTCTCACCATCGAAATAAGCGTTAAAAACATATCTGTAATTACCACTATTGGCCATGAAGATTTCTTTTAGTTCTGCTCCTACTTCGGAAACATCTAATAAGAAAGTATGGGGAATTTCTTGCTCGCTTGAAGCAAATTGCATAGAAGCATTAGTTAGTTCCAAATCAGTTGGGGTACCCTCTCCATCTGCTACCTCACTACTCCCATTAGAGAAAATGAGCTTATCAACAGCTAAATTCATTAAGACATAATCAGATTCATTTCCAGGATACCCATTATCGTTACTTGTAACATTAACTCTGACAATGCAAGTAGTTGCCATTATTCCCCGCTCCTTCTAAATATTGCCGTAAAGGTTGTAAAATTTTTATAGTCACCACCAGGTGAGACGCTAACGAAAAAAGTATTAGTATAATCAATTCCATTAACAGTTAAAGTAGCCGAACCAGAGCCAAAAGATAGAGGCAAGCCCTTAAAATATTGCTCAAAGTTTGCCCTTGTAGTTTTTGTAACATAAGCATGCACAGTAAGAATTTGCTCTCCCCCGCCTCTTCTGCGAACTATACATCCATCTGCTCTTGGTATCTTTTTAATCTCCAGATTATTTGAAAAACTAATTTCTAACCAAGCAAAATCGCCAATATCAGTAGTACCAAAGACAGCATTAGGAGTCATTATTCAACCTCCCCTGGTAATTGGTTTCCGATATAATGTCCTGTTTCTCGTTCTATCCCTTTAATTTCTTTAGTAACATTTCTTAACTGGTCTAACATAATCTTATACTTACCAACTATCTTTCTTTCATTCTCTATAACTACTGTCCAACCTTCTGCCTCAAGTTGTGCTACTTCAGCTAGGTGAGCAGCATGTTCCTCTTGTAATCGAGCAAGTTCAGATTGTCCACCAGTCATTGTATGTATTATATCTTCAATTTCCGCTTCTTCACGAAGGGTTTCGATATCCAAACCTGTTATTCTCGTTGGCCCTCCCTCTGGAACTGCTGGGATACCTCGTCTTCCTATATCTCTACCAACTTCCTGCCATGCAGCTCTTGCTAATTTAAGTTCTGCTGTTGCTTCTCTAGCACTTTCGATGAGTCCTTCAAATGGCTTAAATTCAATAAATAGACCCTGTAATTTTGCTATTACATTGAGGGGTCTTATTATATAATCATTCAAAGATTGAGCAATTGCAATTGCCCTTACCTTAATATTTGCAGCAAATACTCTCCAGCCAACTATCATATTTGTAAACCAATCAGTAACTATATCATTTACTGTTCTGGTCTTATCGCCAAATAATTTTAGATTCCCAATCCATTCACCTATTTTCCAACCTGCTATCGCTGCACCAACTATCCCCAAAGCCCATCCTACTCCTATCGCTGCTCCTTTTAATACCATAAGAGCTTTGGCATAGACTAAACTTTTTGTAATCGCTGCTGCAATATGAACATGAACCAAGGCACTAATAATTGAACTCAAAGTAATAAATAATAAAATTATAGGTGTCAAACCACCAACTAACCATAAGAATGCTGCCATAAGACCAGTAATTTTCGCTATAAAATTTTTGGTTTTTTCCGAAAGACCATCCCACCACTTACCAAAATCTTCAAAAGCCTTGATAGCAACTTTAATACCTTTAGGCAGTTCTTCTGCAATCCCTTTTATAGCAAGAGTTAGAAACTCCCCAACTGTTTCTCTCGCCCTGTCTATTCTCTCTTTTAATGTATCAAAAAATGTTTCTATTTTTTCTGGGGTTAATGATTCTATAAAACTGATAACCTTACTTGTTATATCTTCAAAAGTGATACCATACTGTTCTAAAAGTCCTAATATACCTTTTACAATATTTTCAAAAGTTCTATTTTCTTTTATTGTTTCAGTTACTGCTACAACCAAATTTCGCAAAGAAAAAGTAGCATCAGTCAAGGGTTTCCTATATGAATCATAAATAGTCGTTCCTAATAATTTGATAGAGGCCACTAAATCCTTAACTCTACCAATAAAGGTCTTTCTCATCTCCTCGGCCATTCGTTCTGTAGCACCTTCTGATTTGACCAGATCATCAGTAAATTTCTTAAATGTTGCAGGCCCCATCCGTCTCAAGACACTTATTGCAGTTGCTGCTCTTCTACCAAATAATTTGAAAATATCGGCTGTCTTTACAGAACTCCTACCAAGTTCCTTTAAAATCTTATCAAAATCCCTTAATTCTCCTCCCGAAGTGAGAAATGATATTCCAAGCTTATCTAGCAATTTCTGCTCCGCTTGGGTAGGACTCAACATCTTTGCTATCGCTGCCCGAAGACCAGTAGCTGCCTTACTACCTCTCACACCAGCATTTGCCAACATCATGATAAGTGAGCCAGTTTCCTCTAAACTCAATCCAACCGATGTGGCGATTGGTGCGATATATGATAATGTATTGGAGAGGTCTTCCATAGTTTCATTACTGCCTGTTACAATGGTTGCCATAACATCCGCTAGGTGGCCTGCCTCATCAGCAGCTTTTCCAAAACCGTATAGAGAAGCCACAACCATATCCGATGTTATGGCCATTTCCATATTAGTTGCAATAGCTAATTCTAAAATAGGTTGAATTGAATCGAAAATTTGCCCCACATCAAAGCCAGCCCGACCAAGGATAACCATACCCTCAGCTGCTTCAGTCGCACTAAATAGTGTTTCCCTTCCTAACTCTTCAGCCCTCTCTGTCAACTTCATTATATCTTCGCCTGCTACTTCGGCTCCTTTACCTACCATAATAAAGACCCTCTTCATAGCATCTTCAAAATTAGCACCCTCTATGGTAGCACCAACTAAAACTCCAGTTACTCCAATAAGACCAATTTGAAATGCTCTAATCCCTATTGTGGATATCTTCGTGAAGGCACTACTTATCCCAGAAGTCAAACCCATTGATAACAGAGAAAAGTCACGAATCAGGGAGGAAGCACTCGCCAATCCTGCCCTTATATGACTTATATCCGCAGTTATGTCAACTTCTATAAAACCAATTTTCGCCATACTAATTCCTTAAATTATAACCTTTTTTACCTTTCCGTCTTTGTCCTTTTCTATTTTCCCGCCCATTTGGATCGCCATCTGGGTAATATTTGATGTGGACGATTTCTTTTTAACGCCCTTGATAGGTCTTTGTGGGTGGAACTTACCCGCTCCCTCAATAGCCCCGTTTTCCTCTCTATGTCGCTCTCCGATCGCTTTCAATAATAACGAGACTTGATTGAGGTTAAGTCGCTTTATGTCTTCCAGCGTCCACCCATACTCAGAAGCTATAATATCACAGATGGTCGCCCAATCTACCTTATTGGGCATAGTATATTCCTTATCCTCTTTTATTTGACTATTAACTTGCTAATATTCTTCTGACCAACCATAGCACCGATTATTTTCTGAAGGTCAACCAAATCCACCATATCGCCAACCTGCTTTTTAGTCAGATTATCCGCACCACTAGTTTTTAATCCAACATAAGCAAGCTCAATCATATCTTTAAGGTTTTCTATGGTAACAGTTTTTTCCTTCAAACCTTCTAATCGTTCTATAAGAGGCCATACCTCTATTAGTTGGTTAATAGGTAGAGGTCTGATTTTATACTCTGCTCCGCCTAATTTTACTGCAACTTCTTTTTCTGATAGAATATTTTCGTTTGCCATATTCCTACCCTCCTTTTTATTTTAATTATGCAGCTTCAGATTTGTGCCATTCCAATGAAGTGGCTACGAAACCATCCTGCGTAGCTGCGATTTCCGCCGAGACTAATACCATATTGGTAAGAGTTACAACGATACCTCCCCCATGTTCACCTGCTTCCAGTTCCAGAGTTTCTCGAACTCCGAAAGTGGGTTCGGCTGCATCATAATCTGCACTTTCAGCGGTTACTACTAGAGACTGGTCTCCATTGTGAATCTCAACGGGATAGCGATAATCGCCTCCACGAAATTCCACAGGAGCTCCATCATAACTAACAGTAATACTCCTGCAAACTCCTACATAAGTTGTGTCACCTCTTTTGATACGTCCCACACTAAACTTTAATGCCATTTGAAAACACCTCCTCTTTGCTTAATTTTTTAACCTTGCGGTTCTGTTACATCATCCATCACTATATCAAATGTAATCGTTCGATGCCATAGCATACT